TATATCCTCCATAAAACCAAATATACCATATTTTTTTTGGGGAGGAGACAGTTGGGGGTCTCGCACCTACAGGAACCAAACCCAACCATAGTTTTCCATCATCGAAACTAGAGAATGAATAGTTTTATCCTATCCCATAACCATATTGGAGCTATATAACATTAATCTAGCTTAATTTATAGCTTAGTTATACGTTTAACCTAACCCATATATATATTCTCATAGCGGAGATAGTAGCTATATATCCATCGTTTCCTTAAGCCTAATTTCATACCTGATATATAACTTAATAGATAACTACTATAAAATTCTATAGACTATCTTATATTACTTATACTATAAGCTAGATGAAACCTATAAGAATAAAGTATATTGCTTTTATAATATTATAGGTATATAATTATATTTAGCAGTACTTCAAACAATCAGGTTTATTACTATTAGGGGGTTTTATCATGCAACAATCAATTTATGACATCGTTACAAATAGAATTATTGAGAATCTAGAAAAGGGTTCAATACCTTGGATTAAACCTTGGCATACAGAAAACACTCTAGATAGAAACATTAAAACAGGTAATGAGTACAACGGCATCAACCGTATTATCTTAGGTATGTCAGGTTATCAGTCTAATATCTGGGCATCATTTAAACAGTGGAAAGATTTAGGAGCTAACGTAAAGCTACATGAGAAAGGGACTCAAATTGTATTTTATAAACCCGTCTCTGGCGTTAAAAAGAATGAGCAAGGCGAGATAGAAAGTGTTTATAACTGCGTATTCAATACAAGTTATGTATTCAATGCCGAGCAAGTAGAGGGTATAGAGATAAAACAACGTGAGAATGAGATTAAACCATTCTTAAATAATGTAGATATTGATAACATGGTAAGCAATACGGGAGCTGTTATCCGACATAGTGGAAACAGTGCATATTACAAAAGAGATGATGATTTTATTAATATGCCAATTAAATCAGATTTTAATAGTGAATCTAATTATTATGCTACTTTATTACATGAGCTAACACATTGGAGTGGAGCTAAACACCGGTTAGACCGTACTAAGGGTAAGAGATTTGGTGATACGGCATACGCCTTTGAGGAGTTAATCGCCGAGCTAGGTAGTGCATTTTTGTGTGAAAAGTATGCTGTTAAGGGTGATATTAGACATGAAGGTTATATTCAATCATGGTTACAAGCTCTCAAAAATGATAATAAGATGATATTTAAAGCAAGTGCATACGCTCAAAAATCTACTGATTACATTGTAGGATTTAATGCGATGGAGCAAGCGGCTTAATAGTGCAATAAGCTGGTAGATACTTATTATAGGTATCTACCGGATTATCACTTGATAATCATTATCTAACTTTATTAGGGGTATTACTATGAGACGTTACAAAACAAAACAATCTAATCCATCTAGGAAGATTATAGTTAAAGACTTTAGCAACAATGCTACTTTTACTTTACAAATACCATTCTCTACCGGTAGAGAGTTTTCTATTGGTGCTATTCAATTTGTAGATAGTGGAAGCTACTTTAAACCGGTTCAACAGATACCGGCTTCATGGTATGTAAACCTAAATGTATAAGGGGATAAGATGAAAACATTTATTGAATACGCACTTGGCACAATCTTTGCCATATTCTTAGGGGTATTACTTGCCCTTGTTTATATTTATTCTAAGGGGTTTTAATCATGGAATATATTATTAAACAAACCATTGAAGTAATAACAACAATAGAAGCTGATTCTAGGGAAGAGGCTTTCAAGTTATTAGGTAACTTAGATATTGATGATGCTGACCAAGTAACTATTCTTGAAACTGAAATAGAGACTATCGAAGATTATGAGGAATCTTTTAAATAGTCTTTAAATCAATTATTATCATTTCATAGGGGTATGTATTACCCCTTTTCTTTTAACTCAATGTAGGGGGTTTATATGCGATTTGAAGATAGAAAAGGAATTAACTTAATCAGTAGTGGATATTCTGGACAATGGAAGTATTTAAGAACGACCGATACAAGTAACCTAGAACCTGTACCGATGCCATATAATCGTTTTCAAATATGGTTAGGTAGGTTTTTGACCCAGTTAGGTTTGTAATTACCTTACGCACATACGATTATTTATAGGGAGACTTGACAGTCTCTCTTTTTTTTTGTAGTATTTATCTCATTACGGAATCGTAACCCGTTAGTATTCAAAGCCTTTAGAGTATATTTTAAGGGCATAGGAAAGTAAGCCAGTTTATTTTCTTATGCTGTTACGAACTTAAGATATACCCTAAGGGCTTTTTTTATTGCCGAGTTACATCCGTAATCTTCGGGACTTGTAACCCAGTCCGTCCTAACGACATGACACAGTTAATAGGGATAAACAGGTAATCTATAACCTGATAAACGATGGTGTTAGTCTTTAAAAAAAAGACTCATTTCCCGTATATAACATATAAGGGGTTTGGTTTTTATATGCTTAATTTTCTGTACCTGAAGTATGCAAGCAGTTAGGTTCTAATGTCGATGACAACAAAGACGTTCTCTATTTTGAAAAGTAAATAGGGAGTCTAGTCCGTACTTGTATACCTGTGACTTAAATACAACACACATACATTAAAAAATGTATTGTGTAACTTGATTAAGTAGTGTATTGTAGTAACTGTTGTATGTTGTAGATTTATTAGATAAACCATTAAACTTATGAGGTGATATATGAGTCAGGAAGAATACTCTCAATTCCATTTAGAGAGACAACGGTTGCTAGAAGATGCAATCATTCGAGCAGAAAACAATCAAGCCAGTCAAGAAGATTACGACATCATACGGTTTGAGTCAGGTTTACCATCAAAGAGAAAATCACATTCTAGTCAAGTATTGGAAGATGTGTTCTCGGACTGGTCAAACATCTTCGGAGGGTCAAAATAATGGCTACTAGAGGCAGACCTAAGAAGATATTAGATAACGACTATGATTTCTATTTAGAAACTATCGCTAAACTTGAACAGATAGAAAAAGAATTACGCAATAATCTTGAGTTAAAAGACGAAGAGATAGGTCAATTAGAAACAGAGATAGACCTATTAAAAGAGATTATTAAATCAATTGCGGAGGTTCTATGAGCGATAAAGAATATATTGGAACTTTTGAATTTAGAGAGTTATATGTAACATTAAAGTCTATTCATAGTGTCGCTGAAGCAACAAGTCGTTCTATTGCAGAAATTGAACAAGCAAATGAATATTGTGGTACTGGTGCCGCATGGTTAATAAAAGGTATTTGTATGAATGGTTTTGGTACTTTATTGTTTGTAATGAAAAACCATATTAATTCTTTACCTGATGATTTAGATGAGAAAACAAAATTAATAGAATTATATGAGACTATTTCTTCTGAATGGGAGGACATCAATGTCGAATGATAGAAATGATTTTGCACCAGAGATACGCAATAGTGCTTGGTGGGCTAGTGATACAAGACAAGCAGTCAATGGTAAAGGTGTTGAGGTAGTATTAACTAAACAAGGAACAATTCCTCCTGTTGACTTATCTGAGGTAGAGGCGGTCCAGATGGGTCATGTCATGCAACCTGTCATTGGACGATTGACGAGTGAACGATTAAAACTGGAGATTAAAGATGCTGACTATTCTCTTACTCATCCTACTGAGTCTTGGTTTAGGTCTCACTTTGATTTTATCTCTGCTGATGGTTCTACTCTCATTGAGGCTAAGAATTATAATAGTGCTGTTCGTAATAAGTTCGATGTGGATACTAATCGAATTCCACAAGCTGACTATGCACAATTAGTCCATGAAGCAGCCGTCCACAATGTATCTCATGTTTACCTAGCAGTCCTCTTCGGTGGTCAAGAGTTACAAACCTTTGAGTTCCATATTACAGACCAAGAGAAGGATGAGTTAATACAGAAGATGGCAGTCTATTGGGGTCATGTGCAGAACGGTTCACAACCTCCAGCAGAGACCATTGAGCAGACTAAACTCTTATATCCAGTATCCAATGAGAACGCTATTATGGCAAGTCTCAACATGGAGAAAGGGATTACACATCTCAAGCAAATGAAGGAACAAATCAAACAGATGGAAGCTCAGGCTGAAGAGATAGAAACCTATCTCAGAGACCAGATGGGTAACTGTTCAGAGATTAGGTCAGTCAGTGGTGATGTGTTGGTGACATGGAGAAGTTC